TAGCAGCAGGCTATTCACTATGGCTGATGCTCTTTCATAAAGACAAAAACGTACTAGCTCTTGCAACCACACAATCTACTGCACGTAACCTTGTAACTAAGGTACAGTTTATGTACGATCAGCTTCCTAGCTGGTTAAAATTAAAAGCAGTAGAGAAGAATAAACTCTCACTAAGACTTACTAACGGTTCTAGAATAGCAGCTAAATCATCTAACTCAGATGCTGCTCGTTCAGAAGCTGTATCTCTACTCTTAATTGATGAGGCTGCGTTCATTGATAATATTGATGAAACGTTTGCAGCCGCTCAACAGACCCTTGCAACCGGTGGTCAATGTATGGCTCTATCAACTCCTAACGGGATTGGTAACTGGTTCCACCAGACTTGGGAAAAAGCAGAAACAGGTGAAAACTCCTTTGTACCTATTAAGTTACCTTGGACCGTACACCCTGAAAGAAGTCAATCCTGGAGAGATCAACAAGACAATGACCTAGGACCTAGAATGGCAGCACAGGAATGTGACTGTGACTTCTTATCATCAGGTGATACAGTATTTGAACCAGAAGATCTAATCTTCTATGAAACTACAGCACAGCAAGACCCTTTAGAGAAAAGAGGAGTATCGGGCGATTACTGGATATGGGAATACCCAGACTATATGAAATCATATATGGTTGTAGCTGACGTTGCCAGAGGGGACGGACAAGACTATTCTACCTTTCACATATTTGATGTTGAAGCAGCCACTCAAGTAGCAGAATTTAAAAGCAAAGTACCTCCTAAGGAATTTGGTAACATGTTAGTAGGAGTAGCAACTGAGTATAACAATGCAATGCTAGTAGTAGAAAATGCTAACATCGGATGGTCTACGATTGAACAGATTATTGAAAGAGAGTACGCTAACCTCTACTACTCATCAAGATCAGAACAGGATACTGTAGAGACTTATATGAATAAGATGGAACGAGGAAACTTAGTTCCTGGCTTTACAATGTCTATGCGCACTCGTCCTTTAGTTATTGCTAAGATGATGGACTACGTAAGAGAAAGATCTGTAACCATTAAATCTCAGAGACTCTTAAAAGAGATGAGAGTATTTGTATGGAAGAACGGTAAAGCACAAGCACAGACTAGCTATAATGATGACTTAGTAATGGCCTTTGCTACCGGACTATACGTCAGAGATACAGCATTAAGATTAAGACAGCAAGGAATAGATCTATCAAGAGCATCCTTATCTGCCATGGGAAACCTAAATCAAAGACAAGGAGCCGCGTATTCAGTTGGAAATATGCAAAATAATCCGTATACTATAGATACTCCACATGGCCAAGAGGATATATCTTGGTTACTGTAGTAGTACTATTTATAATTAAACTCTCCTTAAATGGCTGATACTTCTTTATTTGGTAGATTACAGAGACTTTTCTCTACCGACGTAGTAATTCGTAACGTGGGCGGCAATCAGCTGAAAATCGCCGATGTTAACCATATTCAGAGCACCGGTCGCTATGAGACAAACTCATTGGTAGATCGCTTCTCTCGTTTATACATCTACAATAATAAGAATATCTTCAATCCGAACCTTAACTATCAGACGTTAAGAATTCAATTATATTCGGATTATGAAGCAATGGATACAGATCCAATTATCGCTTCTGCATTAGATATTCTAGCCGACGAAGCATGTCTTAAAAACGATGTAGGAGATATTCTTACCATTAAGACATCAGATGAGAATATTAAAAAGATTCTAACTAACTTATTTTACGACGTCCTTAACATCGAGTTTAACCTCTGGTCTTGGACTCGTAATATGGTTAAGTACGGTGACTTCTTTTTGAAGCTAGAGATTGCTGAGAAGTTCGGTGTATACAACGTACTACCTTATACTGTGTACAGTATGGTACGTCATGAAAGCCAGGATCCAGACAATCCTGCTAAAGTACAATTTACTATTGACCCAGACGGAATTGCCTCCTCTACCGATCCAAACTATATCCCTAGACATAAGGACAAAGTAATACTATTGGATAACTACGAGGTAGCGCATTTCCGTTTATTATCAGATACTAACTACCTACCTTACGGACGTTCTTATATTGAGCCTGCTAGAAAGATCTTCAAGCAGTTAACTCTGATGGAAGATGCGATGTTAATTCACCGTATCATGAGAGCTCCTGAGAAGAGAGTATTCTATGTTAACGTAGGTCAGATCCCACCAGCCGAAGTTGAGCAGTTCATGCAAAAGACTATCAACGGTATGAAAAAGACTCCTTACGTTGATCCTCAAACAGGTCAATACAATCTGCGTTTTAATATGCAGAACATGATGGAGGATTTCTACATCCCTGTTAGAGGTGGAGATGCTACTACTCGTATCGATACTACAAAAGGTCTAGAGTACGACGGTACAAATGACGTGGAATACCTTAGAGACAAAATGTTTGCCGCACTTAAAGTACCTAAAGCATACTTCGGGTATGAAGGAGATTTGCAAGGTAAAGCGACATTGGCTGCGGAAGACATTCGTTTTGCTAGAACAGTAGAACGCATCCAACGCATACTTGAATCAGAGTTAACTAAGATCGCTTTAGTACACCTTTATACTCAAGGCTATAAGAATGAAAGTTTAACTAATTTTGAGCTTAAACTAACTACTCCTTCTATCATTTATGAGCAAGAGAAAATTGCTCTTATGAAAGAAAAGATTGATCTAGCCTCTCAGATGGTAGAAAGCAAGATGTTCTCTACAGACTATATCTATGAAAGTATCTTTAACTTATCAGAAGATCAGTACAACGAACAGAGAGATCTAATTAGAGAAGATAGTAAGAGAGCCTTTAGAGTTGCTCAGATTGAAAACGAAGGTAATGACCCAGCTAAATCTGGAGTTACTTACGGTACACCTCACGACCTTGCTTCTATGTACGGTAGAAGAGGAATGGATACTCCTAAGATGCCTGTAGGATATGATGAAGGGAATCCCGAAGGAAGACCTCAAATCCATGCTTCTACTTATGGAACTCAAAATAGCCCATTTGGTAGAGATGCTCTAGGTCAACATGATATGCATGGTGGCTACGATAATGAGGAAGATTCTACTATTAATGTAACTGAAGACACACAAGCTAGCAGTGTTATAACTAAATCAGTGTTCTACCAAAACCAAGATATCTTCAAACCTAAGAAGAGCTTAATCTTTGAGAAAAAAGAAGAACCGCAATCAAGTTTGCTTGATGAAAGCAATATTAAAGATTTAGGGCAGTAACATATATTTATATTAGTAGAATAGCATACTCATGAAAATAAAGCATTCGAAGTACAAAAACACTGGATTGATCTTTGAGCTGCTGGTAAAGCAGATCGCTGCCGATACTCTGTCCCGTAAAGACTCGCCGGCCGTTAAGATCATGAAGAAGTTTTACACCGGTAAGACTTCCTTAGTCCGTGAATTTAAATTGTACGAATACATCCTTAAGAATAAAGGAGTAAGTCAATCCAAAGGAGAGACTATCGTTTCCACTATTATCGAAATTTCTCGTAAGTTAGAAAGAGAGACAATCAAGAAGCAGAAGTACGATCTTATCGCTGAGATTAAAAACAGCTACGACCTCGATGAGTTCTTCTCAATGAAGGTAAGAGACTATAAAGCTCTAGCTGCCCTATATTGCTTAATGGAAGCACAGAATGCTGACTTAGCCGATCCACAGACTTTAGTGGATAATAAAATGACTGTATTAGAGCATTTAACTGAATCTAAGCAAAACGAAGAGGACGTTAAAGATGCTTTAGTTGAAGAATATGCAAAGTATGATAAGGATCTTAGAATGCTTACATACAAGATTTTACTTGAGAAGTTTAACGGTGAATATGCCAACCTACTTCCAGAACAGAAAGCTATCTTAAGAGAGTTTATTACTGCTTCCGAATCTCAAGTAAAACTTAGAACAATGATTAACGAGGAGCTTGAAAAAATTGGCCTTGCTGTCGAGAAGATGAAGACTAAGGTTAGTAACGATATCGCTAGAATTAAACTAGACGAGGTTGCTAAGACTATCAAGCCCCTTTCAAAACAAACTCGTATTAACGATACCCACATCGTAAACCTACTACAGTATTACGACTTAGTTAACGAGCTTAATACCTTATGAAAAGAAGTGAAGTAGCAGAACTATTAAGAGAGTATGTTAGAGAACAACTCTCAGAAATGAACACTACTGGTGCAGTAGGAGCATATCAAACTCCTAATGCTTTTTCAAAAGACGATCGCGATAACTTAGCCACTAAGTTTATGGCTAAAATGGGTTTCAAGAAGACACAACGACCAAACAGACCTTCTAGCACTAAAATGGTAGACTACAGACAATGAAAACATTACAAGAGAAATACAACGCTGTCGCCGAAGGTAGCTTCGCGAAATCCCAATTTGTTAGAGATGCTAGTATGCAACTACCTAACCTTATCTCTAAGGTTAATAGCTACGATGATACTGTAAATATTCTCAAGAATAGAGGTATGATTGCTGAAGCTAAGATGCAAGAACCTAAGTACTCTACAGCTAAGCCTGAGGATGCAATTGCTCCTGATGTATTAGATACAGGTATCAAATTTGAGCTTGATAACAAATACGGTACTTTAGACGTTACTCCAGAGCAATATGAGAAATGTAAAGCAATGGCTGTTAGTAACCTAGCTAAAGACGTACTCTACTACGTTAAGCAAGATAGCATTCAGCTAGAGACTCCAGGAGAGAAAATGGAGAAGGTAGTAGTTAAGGAAGAAGTTAGCGAGATGGGTAATGAGCCTGTAATACTAAACAAAGCTTTAATTACCGGCTTACTTAAAGACTTTTTAGCTGATGCTGATCCTAGAGACGAAGTTGCTAAAGCTTATGTAGCTTCCGTAATGAGAGACTTTAAATCAGGAGATCCTTCTAGAACAACTCAGTATGCTACTTGGCAGTCAATGGACGATCTAGAGGACGACTTCAATGATTATATGGGTCAAAGAATGGATGAGAAGAAAGACGGCCCTGTATACCCTGAAGATAAGCATACATTAACTCCTGACGAGCTTGGATATGATGTAGACGAAGGAACTACACTTGAGCTTTCTGACGAAGAGATGGAAAAACTTCATAAAGACGGTAAAGTAACATTAGCCAACGGAAGCGTACTACACTATGTAGGTAAAGTAGCCGAATACGAAGCACCTAAATACTCAGAAGAGGAACTAGCTCAGATCTCTAAAGATCAAGAAGAGCACGATGAGGAAACTTTACGTCGTGAACGTGGTCTAGAAGAACAACAGCTTAAAGAGTTATTCAAGAAGATCATTACTAAAGTAATTACAGAGTAACCATGGCAAACGTATTAGTAGAATATACCCCATTTAAATCTGTTCTTAGAGAATCTAAGGAAAGACCGGGCGTTTTTGAAGTCGAAGGCGTAATGCAAAGAGCAGGAGCTCAAAACCAAAACGGCAGAGTATACGATAAGAAAGTTCTACTTAGAGAAGTTAACAACTACCTAGAAAACTTTGTTAAAGTAGGTAATGCCTATGGTGAATTAGATCACCCAGAGTCTCCAATTGTATCTCTAAAGAACGCCTCTCACGTAGTTAAAGATCTATGGTGGGACGGCGACGATTTATGCGGTAGAGTAGAGTTACTTAATACTCCAGCCGGGAATATTGTAAAAGAAATTATTAAAGGTGGACACACCATCGGTATCTCTTCTAGAGGTACTGGATCTGTTAAACCTACAAACGAAGGATATTTAGAAGTTCAAGATGACTTCGAGCTAGTGTGTTGGGACTTTGTTTCCAATCCATCTACTCACGGAGCATTTATGAACCCTATTTCATTGAACGAAGGAGCTGTAAAGCAAGATAAGTATGGTAAATTAGATTCCATTCTTAACGACATCTTAAGAGCTTAATTTTTAAATTTATTTGTTATGACATCACAAGAACTATTTGACAGGATTGCTGAACATTTCACAACCCTAGAAGCCGAACACGGAAAACCAACTAAAGCTGCTCACTCTAGAGCTAGAAAGGCAGCCGGAGAGATTAAAAAGCTTATTACAGAGTATAGAAAAGCTTCAACAGCTGAAGATAAAGCCTAATCATGGGTAAGTATCAGAAAGAGAATCAAAAGCCTCT